CCCGGTGGAATAACTCTTGATGGTGATAAAATATATGATAGATATAACGATATAAAACAAAAAATAGAAGAAGAATTTTCAGTATCGCATGAACTTCCTGTAGATTTCTTCGTAGGATAAAAAAAATGAAAACTTTTACAAGATTTATATTAGAAGCTGGCGAACAGGCCGGAAAGATGGAATTAGTAAGTACATCAGTGGATAAAGCATACGAATTTGCTAAAAAGAAATTTGAAGAAAAGGGTAAATCTGTAGATAAAGAAATTCCTAATTTTAAGAAAAACTATATATTCGCTCAAAAACAGGCCGGTACTGGAAAAACGTTACGAAAGGATATGCCTGTTATTGATGAGAAAGATATTAAGGATATTCAAAGAAGATTGAAAAAGGGGTTTATTGATATTACAAAACCATTTAGCGATGATACTAATCCAAGCAATCCTTTTCCTAATGGTCTTTCTGGAAGAGACGCTCAACAATGGCTATCAAATGGAATAAAATTTAAAGATGGAAAGAAAAGTGATGATGTTGTAAAAGCATCTATCGGAAAAGAGACTGTTGGAAAATTAAAACCAATTCAGAAACAAATATATGCAGATAAATCCATTGGAATTACTGCTACTGTAGGAGTTGAAAAAACTAAAGATTTTCTCCAAAATAAATCAACATTTGTTATTAGTAAGGATAATCATATAATTGACGGGCATCATAGATACCTTTCTGGATTATTAGTTGATCCAAAAATGAAAGTAAAAGTATTACGAATTGATCTTCCGGTTAAAAAACTGTTACCTTTATCATTATCATATTCCGATGCTGTAGGTAATAAAAGAAATGCGTAAATAAAATGGCTACTTCTCCATATTTTAGACATATTAATGCTCCTAATGAACAAAGTCTTGTTGATGCATTAACTCGTGAAACTATATATCAAAGAGGTATAGACATGTTCTATTTACCTCGATTGGAAAGTGAGTACGATTTTGATTATCTTTTTGGAGAAGACCCTGAAAATACATTTGGTGATTATGTTGCTATTGAAATGTGGTGCATGAATCTCGATACCGGTTTTGCCGGGGAAGGAAGTATCGTTTCACGTTTTGCACTCGAAATAAATGATGAAGCATCTTTCCAGGTTTCAAGAACTCGATTCGTAGAGGAGATACAGAAAAAATATCCTAATATTACGAGACCAAGAGAAGGAGATTTATTAGCATTTCCGATGACAAAATCTGTTTTTGAGATCAATTTTGTGGAACATGAGGTGCCATTTTATACTGTAGGAAAATCGCATGTATATGAAATAGAATGTCAAAAATTTAGATGGTCTCATGAAGACCTTGATACAGGTATAGAAGAAGTTGATGAAATTCCAGATATGCCTAAAATCGAAGATAATACAGAAATTCAGTCTGAATCCAATACTTTTGTTGATCATACTGAATCTGATCCTTTTAGCGAGAATATTTACTAATGTCTATTACAAATTTCTTTTATCACGGAACAATAAGAAAATATGTCGTTACTTTTGGAACTCTTTTCAATGGGATGACAATTCATCGAAAAGATGGAAAGATTATTGATGTTCCTTTAACATATGCATCTAAAGAAAAATTTTACCTTAGACTTGCTCAAAATCCAGAATTAACTAAGCAGGAGTCTATTGATTTACCGAGAATGGGTTTTATATTATCAGATTTTATGTATGATGCCGAAAGAAAACAACCATCATTAGGTAAATTTACAGAAGAAACACTTGACAGTATGAAAAGAAAATCAATGTATCTTCCTGTACCTTATGATTTTATATTTGATCTTGCTGTGTATACTCGAAATGTTGAGGATGGTTTACAAATTATTGAACAAATTATACCATTTTTCAAACCGAGTTTTAACGTGACTATAAATGAATTAAATGAAATGGGAGTTGTGAGAGATATTCCTATTATACTTGATTCTGTTACTGGAGCAATTGAGGATGAGGGAGAATTTACTCAAGAAAGAGTTGTTAGATGGGATTTGCAATTTACATTAAAAGGTAATCTATACGGGCCTGTTAGAGATCAAAAAATTATTAAAAAAGTTTATGTGGATTATTATACATCAAAAGATGGTGAATATCTTGAATCTATTGATGAACGATATAGGGTAAGTATTGATCCCGAAACAGCTAAACCTGATGACATATGGAAATATGAGGAAGAATTTATTTCATCTCATGATTCTAATCATATAGAAATTCCTCCAGTAGAGGATGACATAATCTCAAGGCAATATGCTGGCGATACCTTATTATGTTCAGATTATTGTACTATAGAAATAGAGTAGTTTTTTTACTATAAAAATATTACACAAACCATAGAGTGCAATACGAAGTATCATTATGACGCACGAAGTGAGGAACGAACGGAGTAAGGAATAATGAAAAATTAACATATTAATTTATAATAAAGATATTTTGTATTATAATTTAACATGTTATTTTTTTACCCCTTCGGGGTAATGATTGCAAGCAATCAGGTTAGATACTGTATTTTTAATATAATAATAAAATTTGTTTTAATACTCAATATGCTAAACGCTTCTTACGCACCCTATGGGTTGTGAAAGTAAAAAAAATATACATGAATATTTTAGTAAAATAGACATGTATAAATTTTATGTATCGTTATATCCAAAGAATTAACGTATCCCTCCTATACACCCGTTTCAAGTTCTTTTCACTATATTGCTATAGCTTCTATCATTGATGGAGATACAATATCCGTCACTCCACAGAAAATTAATTCTGTTACGATAATGGACAATCGGCCATCCGGTGATATGGCCTTTGGATTTATAAAAAATACTTTTAACATATTAAAAATTAATTGTCAAGGTTTTTTTTATATAAATAATTAATAATTAATAAAAAGGGAGTTAATATGGATAATTTACCACAAATTGTAGATAATTGCGAGATAATTGACGCTGAACCTGAAGAAAATAAGTACGAACTTATTGAAAAAGAAGCTGATAATATTGATACTGAATTTGAATATGCACGAAATAATATAGTACTGGTTATTGAACAAGCAAAGGTTGTTGCAGAAAATTCGGCACAATTAGCATTAGATACTGATTCGCCAAGAGCTGTAGAAGTGTACTCCGGCTTAATAAAGAATCTTGTTGATATAAACAAAGATTTATTAACGATGAGAGAAACACGTAATAATTTACTCGGTAAAAAAGCTGAATCAAAAGGAACCACAAACATTAAAAATGCTGTATTTGTAGGTTCTACACAAGAATTATATGAAATGATGAAAGGTAATAAAAAATAATGGATTCATTCAAGAAATTTCTTAATCTACAGAGAGAAGATAATCTCAAAAGGAGTAATTATTTTCCATCAATGATAACAAAATTGGTAAAATATCCATTCCCAGGAATTTATAATGTTCTCAAGAAAGATAACTTTAAATGGTCAAAAAAGGATATAGTTAATAATTTATCTATGTTTTATACTTATCCAGATATAAGAATGAGTCAGTCGTGCCCATCAAAAGGAGAATATAAGAATTTTAAATATTTTTCGTTTGCTGAACATGGTTATGATTCTGAGATTTCAATATGCTTGCGGTCTGATGTGAAAGCTAAAGATATAATGGCAGAATGGAAATCAATGTCTGAAAAGGATTGGAAAGACCTTTCTAAGAATAAGTTTTTTAAGGAATTTACCATAGTGCTGTTTCATGAATATACACATGAAATGCAGACAAGACGTGGTACAAAAAATCCATACGTTATTGAAGGTGCTGAAAATGTAAAAGATGGTTACGGTATATATCTTTCCGAGTTTAGAGAGTTACAGGCATTTGCTATAGAGTCGGCATTTACAAAAAGAGTTTTCGGACACTATTCACCAAGCATAAAAATTTATAGACATTATCCTGTATTGTGGAAATTTTTTAAATCAGAAATGGAAAAATGGTTATGAAAATATACAAAAATTTTATATCAGAGGTTGTTAAATCTACTATACCAACTGATAAAAGAACATTGAAAAATCTACCGAGATATTCTACCGGCAAACCTAAAGTTCATTTTGCTGAATGGTTAGGATTAAAGGGTCAGGGTTCGAAAGGGTATGATGGTAGATATTATGGTTGGAGTCATAGGGCTATACATGGTTTTAAGGTTGGTGATGAAATATCAGGTGATCATATAGGCCACAAAGATTATGAATGGAATGATGATGAAAACGGTATAAAACATGAACCATATAAAATTAAATCGGAAGAGGAAGCAAAAGAACATGCGTTAAGATTTGCTAAAAATGTTTCATGAAAAGTTTTAAATCTTATAATTTATCAGAAAAGAGAAGTCATCCAGCTTTGAATATTAAGTACGATTCTATTGATATAATCAAATTTTATTATGGTACTGGCAATGCTGATAATATGTTCGTTTCTTTTACTGAAATTAATAAAATAGGAATAA